AAGCCGTTCGATTCGGCACGGTCCACTCCCCCTGCGGGAAAGAAAAAGCCCACGCGGCAACGTGGGCGAAGCAAAACAGCTACATGAGAAAGGATACACCATGAGCGCCATGATTCCGCCCGACGTCATCCAGGACGGCGTCGCCTATTGGAAGGCCGACAAGGTGAGCGCCTATTTCGGGGGCTCTCCCACCGTGGGCACGCTCGGCGTGTGGAGATACCGGGGCGAGGGGCCGAGGTTCGTGAAACTCGGCTGCAGACGCGAGCACCGCCAACGCGATACGCGCCGCGTCGTCTACCCGGTCAGGGAGGTGATCGCATGGGGAGAACGCAACGGTCTCCAGCAGCAGACGGTCGCCGCGTGAGCGAAGGAGCATCGATGACGAGCCAGCCGGATGATTACGACTATCGGGAGGAAGGCGAAAGCCTGTTCGAATGGCCGCTCGACGCCGCGGGCATGCGCATGGGCGCCGGCGAACTATTGGACAGCCTGCTCGAGGTCATCCAGCATCTGAATCGCGCGGACGCATGGCCGCTGACCATATTGCCGCCCCGGTTCGGCGACGTGGTGGTCGACCGTGGCCGGCGCACGATATCGGCGGTGTGCCTGTGGAAACGCAAGCCGTCGAACGATTCGAAGGAGGTATGAACATGGCGGGCGAGACAGTCATCACGATCGTCGGCAACCTGACCGCCGACCCCGAACTGCGCACCCTGGGCAACGGCAGCACGGTCGCGAACCTGACCATCGCTTCGAGCACCCGCCAGTTCAACCGCCAATCGAACCAGTGGGAGGACGGGGACACGCTGTTCATGAACTGCTCCGCATGGGACAGCCAGAAGCAGAAGCTCGCGTCGAACATCGTGGCCACCCTGGCCAAGGGCATGAGGGTCATCGCTTCGGGCCGGTTGCTGCAACGCTCCTATCAGGCGCAGGACGGCTCGCAGCGCACGGTGACCGAGATGCGGTTGGAGGAGATCGGGCCCGCGTTGACCCGTGCGACGGCGCAGGTCACGCGCGTGCAGGCGGGCGGCGGCTATGCGGGAGGCAGCACGTACGGCGACCCCAACCGAGGGCCCGCGAACGGCTGGCAGAACAGTCAGTCACCGGCTCCCGCACCGGCGCAATCGCAGACTCCCGCGTCGCCTGTGGAGCCGGGCGTGCAGCAGGGCGACCCATGGGCCCAATCGGCACCCGCATCGCCGGGGGCTGGCTTCGGCGCTTCTAACGATTTCCCATCGAACGATTCCGACCCTGAATTCTAAGGAGATTCAATGTCACGGAAAAAGAAAACGGACGGCGTGCAGGACGCCTTGATTCCCGACGAGATCACACCGCTCATGCTGCTCGCCCTGACAGCCAAGGCGTCGCGCATGAAGGACGCCGCGGCCGCGTTCCGCATCGCGGCCAGCAAGATGCTCGACCTGGCCACCAAGGACGAATACATCGAGAAATACAAGAACATCGACCCCATCACCGACGCCCTGTACGACGCCTGCGACCTCTCGCAGCACATCTTCGACGCCGCCAACGCGGTCAACGACCTCATCAACTATCCGGTCGAGGCCCGCGAGCGCGTGGTGAAGGCGGATATCGAGCGCAGTCTGTTGGATCCGTGGCGTGATTTGCCGACTGGTGGTGTGGATCCGGATACCGGCGAGATCAAGGAGGACTGAATCATGGCGAAACGCAAGCACGGGCGCCAGCAGTTGGAGCATGAGCGTCAACGCCGGCGCAGGAAGCGCATGCCGCACCTGCCCGTACACCAGAATCTATCGATCAAGGAGCAGTGACCCGATTAAGTGGCTATCAGCATCATTGACATCAACGTAAAGAGCCTCATCCCGAACCCGAACAACCCCCGCAAAGACGTGGGCGATGTCACCGAACTCGCCGACAGCATCAAGGAGCAGGGCCTGCAGCAGGCGCTCGTGGTCACACCCGACCATGAGGAGCACGGCGAGCGCTGTTACCGTGTGGTGATTGGTCATCGTCGTTTGGCGGCGTGCAGGCTGGCTGGCATTGAGCGGGTGCCGTGTGTTGTGCGTGAGTTGGATGCGAGGACCGAGCGTGAGCTGATGCTGGTGGAGAACTGCCAGCGTTCCGATTTGACGCCGTTGGAGGAGGCTGACGGGTATCAGGGTTTGCTTGACCTTGGTGCCGGTGTGGGTGAGCTGGCCTCGAAGACGGGCCGTTCGGAGTCGTTCGTGCGTGGTCGGTTGCGGATCGCGCGTATCCCCGCCGATGTGCGTGCCAAGTCGAATTCGTTCGCCCAGCTGTCGCTCTCCCAGTTGGATGAGCTGGCCGAGTTCGAGGACCGGCCCGACATGATGGCTGAGTTGGCCTCGATGGCGGGCACCAAGAACTGGGATTGGAAGCTCGGCCAGCTGCGAAGCCGTATGCGCGTCGAGGACTGGCAGAAGCGTATGCGTCAAGTGCTTGACGGTTTGGGCCTGGTCGTGGATCCCGGGCCGTCTATATGGACGACTCCGGCGGGCTACCGGTATTACAACACGTGGAGCGGCGAGCCCGACGAGTTCAAGCAATGGTATGGGCGGTGGCGCGAGAAGAACCCGTACGGCGAGCCGGTGATCCGATTCTCCGAGCGCAACGTATTGTGCTTCTCGCAGATGTCTCCCGAGGAGATCGCCAAACGCGACGCCGACAGCGAGCAGCGGGAGCGAAGGAACGCGGAAGACCGGGCGCTCTTGGTCAAACGCCAGGACTTCGACGCCCTGGCACGCGGCCTGCGCGCCGAGTGGGTCAAAACGCATGCCGCCGGATTCAACGGCGGCCAACTGCGCAAGGCCAACACCCGTCTGAGCCTGCTCGCCCTGACCGGGACCAACCTATGCGACGGCCTGATCGCAGGGGCCGAATGGGACAACCTCGACCACGTGCTCGACGCATACAACCTGCTCACCACCACGCCACTGCCATGCGACGACAAAAGAGACAGGGAAATGTGGCGCGAACAGAACCTCGCGGAACTCCGCCGCCGCCAGCACGTGGAGGGAGCCGCGAACAGGGAACTCCTGCTCACCCTCTGCGCACAACTCGAAACCCTCATCAAACCCGGCACATGGGCCGACGAGCGCGACATCGACCTCGCCCAAACCTACTACCAGGAGCTCGCCGACCTCGGATACCCCGTCTCGGACGAGGAAAACAAAGCACTCAAAGGCGAATATCTGCCCGAAGACGACGAGGCGGAGTGAGCCATGACATGGACCCAGATAGACGACGGACTCAACTTCAGCCCGCAGACCATGCCCGGCACGGTATCAAACGCCGCGCTGGGCCTATGGGTTCGCCTGTGCGTGCACACCGCGTACCAGCTGCGATTCCCCGCATTCGACGGCGCATTCGACCTCACCGTGGTGCGCTCGCTGAAAGGCAACGCACGACAGGTGACGGAACTGGAGGCCGCGGGAATGCTCGAACCGGCGCTCGCCGCAGGCCGGTGGATGGTGGTCGAGGCCGACACCCTGATGAAATTCGGCGGCACCTCCGGCAGCGAACTCAAGGAGAAAAGGGCCAAGGCCGGGCATGCCGGCGGCGTCGCTTCGGGCGAGGCTCGACGAAGCAAACGCGAAGCAAATGCTTCGAAGCAAAACGAAGCAAGTGCTTCAAGCAAACCGCGAAGCAAAACCGAAGCAAACCATGAAGCAAACGGTGAAGCAAACCATGAAGCAAAACCGAAGCAAACGTCCGAAGCAAAACGAAGCAATTGCTTCGAAGCAAACGAAGCAACCGGTCCTAACCTAACCATACCTAGCCTTACCTCCCCTGTAGCCCCCTCCGCGCCGAACGCCGAACCAAGTCCGGCCGTTCCCGGCCATGCCGGCACCGAATCCGGCCGAGCCACGCCGGCGTCAAGCCTCGCCGAGGCCGAAGCCCGCGTCCAAGCCGACCCGTTCGCCTTCGCCTGGGAGCAGTATCCGAGCCATACCGGAAACCGCGAGCAGGCCTCACGCCTGTGGCAGGCCATCACCGGCGACGACCCGACCGTGCCGCACGTCGAGGCCAGCCAACTGCTCGGGGCCGTCATCCGCTACGCCCAAGCCGTGCGCCAGGACGGCAACCGGTTCACGCCATCGATGCGCAAATGGCTCGAAAACCGGCAATACGTCAAATGGCTGGCAAGCGAACCCATCCGCACCGAATGGGGCGGCATCACACGCCAATGGCTCAGCCAGCACGCCATCAGCCTCGTGCCGGCAGGGGCATGGACGGACAGCGTCGAACAGACGTTCTGGGCCCACGTCAAAACCGGCGAGGACCCGGAGACCGTCGCCCAACGGCTCGTAAACGAAATCAACGAAAGAAGCCAAGCATCATGAGCGACAAGCCCAGCAGCCAGACCCTCAGGCTCGTGGAAGGCCGCGAGCGCCATCGGTGCATCGTGTGCGACCGGTACCTGCGGCTCGGCGAATGGCCCGGAGTGAGCCATCATCATCGCAAGCGCCGCTCGCAGACGTACGGCGATGCCGAACGGCACGCGGCGTCGAACATCGTCACCGTGTGCGGCGTGGACAACAGCACCGGATGCCACGGATGGATCCACCGGCACCCCGAACAGGCCCGAGCATTGGGCTACCTGCTCAAAAGCTACGACCCCGAGCCAAGCACAGTGCCCGTGTACAGCGTCCGGCGCGGCTGGATACTGCTCGACGCCGACGGCCAATGGACGCATTGCCCGCCACCCGAGGGCATGCCCGAACATCCCACCATCAACCGAAAGGAACAACCATGACCAACACCACCAATGCGGCCTGCGTGACCGGCGAAATCGACAACGTGGACTTCACGCTACGCGACGACAGCACCAGCGTGACCATGCTCATCCCGCCAGACACCCCGGTAGGCACCAGAACCATCATCATCCCGCAGGGCTACACGCTCGCCGAACACAAGATCATCCGCCAGGCCATCGCCGACGCGCTCGCCGACCACGGGGAGGAACTATGAGCCCCGAGAAACCGGACGCTTTGCTGTGGATGGACGTGGAGACCACCGGATTGGATACGAACAAGTGTTCGATACTGGAGATCGGCCTGCGCTGCACCAGCATGGACGCAACACGCGAACACGCACGCCTCGAAGCGGTCGTCCACATCAGCCGGGAGACCATGCTCTCCGCGCAACTGCCCGCCCTCGACCTGCATCTGAACAACGGGCTGCTCGCCCAATGCGAGACCAGCGACCCCGTCCACTGCTCACCCGAGGCAATCGCACTGGAAACCGTGAGATTCATCAAGGACATGAGCGGCATGTACACGCTGCACCCCGCAGGCACGAACATCCAACGCTTCGACCTGCCCATGATCCTCAGATTCTGCGAACCCGTGGAACGCGTCAACGACCTGCTCTCCTACCGGGCCTTGGACGTGACCACGCTGAGGCTCCCCCCCCCC